TCGAGTCTAATGACTCCAAGCAAAACAGTTACAATGGATTACCCGGGATTTCCGGATTTCACTGTTGATGTTACTTATTTAGCTCGCGAAGAACTTCTCAAACTTCGTAAGCGTTGTGTTAGCACAAAGTTCAATCGTAAAACTCGTCAGCCTGAAGAAGAGCTGAACGAAGATATGTTTTTAGTTGAGTATGTAAAAGGCGTTATTAAAGGCTGGTCTGGCCTAAAATTTCGATACCTAGAAGAGCTTCTTTTGGTAGATGTGGCAGAGCTTGACCCTGATGATGAACTTCCTTTTACTCAAGATAACGCAGAGCTTCTTATGAAGAACTCTGGAGATTTTGATACATGGATTACCGAGGTTGTTGGTGACCTTGAAAATTTTACTGGGAACAAGTAGCGGAAATACAAAAGCTACTAGAACGTCATGCAAAACAAACAGATTCTAAGATAGATGTTGAAAAATATCTTACAATTTGTGAACAACTAGGTCAAGAACCTGATCCTGCTAAAATGCCGCTCGAACTCTCTGATTTTCCAGAGGAAGTTCAAGTGGCATTTTTTATATTAGGGCTACTACCCGATCGCTACGAAGGCATGAGCGGCACTTATTTGGGAAAAGTCTGGGAAGGAATAGCATTTTTATTCGATATGTACCAAGTAGAAAATCGAACAACGGTTTTATATTTTATGAAAATGTATGAAACTATTATAGTTTCAGAAAAGTTAGATAAAGCAGAAAAACAAAGAAAACAAGCAGAGCGACAAACACAAGCAGGCGGTGGAAAAAATTACACCCATAATGTAAAAGGCTAATGGCGAAAAAAATACAAATTGATATTGAAGTCAATGGCAAAATGCAAAAAGCCACGGTCTCTGCTAAAAAGCTAGAAAAAGCTTTAAAAGGAGCAGATGCAGCAACAGAAGGATTAGAAACTAGTTCTAGAAATGCTGAAAGACAGCTAAAAGGGACTGCACGTACTTCTTCAAATAGTACAAAAAACTTTTCTAAGATGGCTCAAGGCATAACTGGGGGCCTTGTTCCTGCGTATGCAACTCTTGCAGCTAACTTATTTGCATTAAGTGCTGCATTTAACTTTTTTAAAAATGCGTCTCAACTAGAAAACTTGGAAAAAAGTCAACTTTCTTTTGCACAAACAACAGGTATTGCAATGGCTTCTGTTACTAACGGATTAAGAGAAGCAAGCCAAGGAATGTTAGGTTTCAGAGAAGCTGCTCAAGCTGCTGCTATTGGTACAGCAAAAGGGTTTTCTCCAGAGCAATTAAATAAATTAGCAGAGGGTGCAATGAGAGCCTCTGTAGCTCTTGGTAGAGATTTTGCAGATGCTTTTGATAGACTGGTACGAGGCGTATCTAAAGCAGAACCTGAACTTTTAGACGAATTAGGAATTACTTTAAGACTGGAAAGAGCAACTAAAAGCTACGCAGATGCATTAGGTCTAGAAGCTAAAGCTCTAACTGAGGCGCAAAGAAGCCAAGCAGTCTTATTAGAAACTCAAAGACAATTAGATGAAATTTTTCAAAATGAAGCGGCGGCCAACCCGTTCATTAAGTTAGATAAAGCATTTGAAGATTTAATTAAGACAGTCACTCAAAAATTCTTACCTGTAATATCAGGAATAGCTGATATTATTTCTAATAATATTGCAGCTACTATTACAGTTTTTGGACTATTTTCTTTATCTATTTTAAAAGCGGCGTTTAATTTATCAGGACTTCAAGCAAAAGTTGATGACTGGGCGGCTTCCCATAGCAAGGCTGCGACTCAGGCAAAAAATGACATGGAAGCTTATCGAACTCAAATTGAGCGTTCCGAAGCAGCCCAGAAAAAACTAAAAGAGGCCGCCAAAAAAACTCTTCAAGGATCTGCACAAAAAGCTTTAGACCAAGGCTCAAGTAGTGCATTGTTGAAAAAAGTAGCTGCAGGGGGAATAGATAGTCTTGCAAAAGTAGATCAAGCCAACTTAAAAAGATTCTTGAAAAAAGCAGAGCAAAATGTTGATGCTTCTGGTAGAGTAATGTCCGGAGTATTTAAGGGTGTACATATTTCAGTAGTTCAAGAAATGAACTCGGCGTTTGCCAAGATAGATAGTAGGGTCAAGATTACAGAAGGTCGATGGAAGTTAAGTTTTAAAAATATTCAGACGTTTGGAAAAATTATGCTGTCAGGCTTGGTAGCTGCAACCAGAACAGCTACAACTGCTATGATAAATATGGCAAATGCAGTTGGAAATGCTTTCATGAAAGTAGTAAGAATTCTATCCGTAGTTGGACTGGCTCAAATATTTGGTAGTCTTGCTATGGAGTTTACCCAAGCATTAGACGGCATGTTCAGAAAGGTAGCAAAGTTTTTTGGTATGGAAGATACCTATAAAAATTCAGACCTTGGAAAAGCTTTAGCTCAAACTTCAGTTTTAATAGAAAAACATAAAGAATTAAAATCTGCTGCAGACAGCGCAGGAGACGCTATTAAAAATATGTCGGGAGATATTGATGGAATTGTAAAAGGCATGAACAAAGTTCAAAAGCAAGGATTCAATTCATTAAAGGCAGGTGACGATAAAGATGCTTTAGAAGCTTTTGCAAAACAAGATCGTATGAGAATAACTGCCATGGCAACTCTTCCCTTAGAAAGTATAATGGAGAAAGTTACCGATATTGCCCGTATGCAGGCTAGTGGTGCAACAGACGAAGCTAACAAACTTTTGAAGAAGCTAAATCCCGAGTTAGAAAAGCTAGCCACTGTCTCTCCTAGAGTTGCTCAAATACTTCAGCAGCCTATAAATACTTGGGCAGAATCTTTCGCAGAATTACAAAGTGCTGCAAATGATAGCTTAGGGACTTTAACGTCTTTTGAAGAACAACTAACCGGCCTTGAGGATGCAATGCGAGATCCTAGCGATCCTGCGTCTCTTTCAATGAAAATATTACAAATTCAAAAGACACTCAAAGATGCTCAAAATAAGATAGGCCCAGGAGCTTTATCCGAAAAACTTCAAAAAGATTTAGATGCTCTCTCCGAAAAAATGGGTATGACAAACGACCAATTCTTAGCATTTGTGCAAGACGAAATTTCGAATAGAAGAGACGCTATACGCTTGGGTAACGAAGATGCTATTAGGCGTGAAAAAACAGCAGGAATGTTAGATAGATTCGCACAGGCTAGACAAAAGTTTTTAGACGATGAACTAGCCGCAATGGCTTCAATTGCTCTTAAAGAAAATGAATTGAGATACTTACAAAAAACTCGAGCTTTATTAAATGCAGACGAAGTAGCTGCGAGAGATGAAGTAATATATGCACTAGAACAGCAAATTGAGAAAGAAAAAGCTATTCTTGAAATAAAACAAGAACAAGAAACGGTTGCAATGAAATTACGAGACCTTGATCAACAAGCAGATTTATTGCAAAAAGAAATACAATTAACACAAGTAGCAAAAACTCTAAATGATGTTATCAGTAAGCGTCTACAGATGGAGCAAAATATTGCAGATCTTAAGGATAAGCAACTTCAAAGAGAAATAAATGCAGCAAGCAGAGAAAGAAGTCGAACTCCTATGCAGGGAGGCTTTATTAATGAAGGACTAACTCTAAAAGACCAAATAGCAGCACAGGAAGCTTTAATAGCTAGAATGGAGCAACAGTCCGCAGCGCAACTAGCAGCAAAAAATCAAGCAATTGATTTAGAATACGATCTTTTAGCGCTACAAACAGATCTTGAAGCAACAAGACTTCGACGACTAGCTTTGGAACGATCAGAAGCATTAAGACAGGATAAGCAAGATCCCTCTCAAGATTCTCTAGTTACAAGAACAAACGAAATGGCCGGCAGGCTAGAAACACAAGCAGACGCTTATGGAGACACTGGTGAAGGCTCTATGAGAGATACTGCGAAAACTTTAGCAAGTTCCGAGGTGAGTGATGGACTTGCGGCTGCAAATGAACAGCTAGAGATAATGAAGCAGAAATTAAATGATACTTTTGGAGACGGTGAGTTGAATGAGTACATGGCTAATATGCCTGATACTCTTACTTCAGGCTTCACAGATGCCTTTATGTCTATTATGGATGGGACTAAATCAGTAAAACAAGCTTTTGGCGAGATGGCAAAAGCAATGATTGCCGACATTATGAGAATAATAATTAAACTTCTTATTCAAAGAGCAATTATGGCAGCAATGGGAATGGCAGATGGTGGAGTTGCGTCCCCAAGCGGTCCAAAGATGAGATACGGTGGAATCGTCAAGCCACGAGGTTACAGATATGGAGGCTATACAGAAGCACCTCAAATGGCAGCAATCGGAGGTGTCTTTAAAGGGCCGAATGCAGGGTATCCTGTAATCATGCACGGAACAGAAGCAGTAGTACCATTACCAAACGGCAGAGAAATACCTGTAGAGATGAAAGGTGGCGGTGGCCAAAATAATAATGTAACCGTAAATATTAGTATGGATAACTCTGGAGCTGGAAGCAGAACTCAAAGTAGCAACGGACAAGATGCAAATCAGTTAGGAACTGCAGTTGCAGCAGCGGTACAGAGAGAACTTCAAAATCAAAAAAGAGCAGGCGGCATTTTAAGCCCCTACGGAGCAGCGTAAATGGCAGCAACAGTTTCAGCAGCAGCGCCTAGTAATCCAAGTGATGGAGATTTATGGTTTGATAGCGTAAATCTTCGAATGTATATCTATTATGATGATGGAAATACTCAGCAATGGGTAATTACTGGCCCCACAGGATTAAAAGGTGAGACAGGAGACGCAGGACCCACAGGCCCCACCGGTACTTCAGGACCTGCTGGAGTAGCTGGACCTACTGGACCTCAAGGTCTTACAGGACCACAAGGACCACAAGGACCACAAGGACCTATTGGTATAGGTACAACCGGCCCTCAAGGACCAGTTGGAGCTACCGGACCTACTGGGCCTAAAGGAGATAAAGGTGATACTGGGGCTATTGGATTAACTGGGCCTCAAGGACCTATTGGACCCGATGGCCCTGTCGGGCCTCAAGGAGATAAAGGTGATGATGGCCCTCAAGGAGCTACTGGACCCGCAGGAGCTTCTGTAACTGGCCCTACTGGACCTACCGGCCCTCAAGGACCTGCTGGAAATGATGGTGCAGAAGGCCCAGAAGGCCCTCAAGGACCTGCTGGACCTACTGGACCTACTGGACCTATTGGACCCGCGGGACCCACTGGGCCTATTGGATTAACTGGTCCCGCCGGACCTCAAGGACCGATAGGAAATGATGGGCCTCAAGGAGATACAGGAGATATAGGAGCTACTGGACCCGCAGGACCCACGGGCCCTGCTGGACCAACTGGACCTACGGGACCTGCTGGACCAACTGGACCAATAGGAAGTACTGGCCCCGCCGGACCTCAAGGACCTCAAGGACCTGCCGGCCCAATAGGAAATGATGGCCCTCAAGGAGATACAGGCGAAACAGGAGCTACTGGACCTGCTGGACCTGCTGGACCTGTTGGTGCTACAGGAGCGACTGGACCTGCTGGACCAACTGGACCAATAGGAAATACTGGCCCTCAAGGACCTCAAGGACCTATTGGACCCACGGGTCCTACAGGAAATGATGGCCCTCAAGGACAAACGGGTGCTCAAGGCCCTGTGGGACCTCAAGGAGAGAAAGGGGATACAGGAAATACTGGACCTACCGGACCTGTCGGACCTGCTGGGCCTACTGGTGCTACAGGTATTCAAGGCCCCGCCGGCCCTCAAGGACCTCAAGGAGCAGATGGTCTAGATGGTGCTCAAGGTCCCGCCGGACCTGTAGGATTAACAGGGCCACAAGGTAATCAAGGGTTAGGATTTACTGGAGGTAGCTATACTGCTTCAACAGGTATTGTAACCTTTAGCTCTGATGATGGTCTAGGATTTAGTACTGCAGATTTACGCGGTGATGGGAATAGAGGTATTTCTTCAGCAATAGTAGATGTAAATGATGATTTAATTCTTACTCTCGCAGATAGTACAACTATTAATGCCGGACCGGTGGTTGGACCCACAGGAGCGACAGGAGCGACAGGACCTACCGGCCCTGCTGGTACTAATGGAACAGGGTTTACTGGAGGTAGTTATACTGTTTCAACAGGAGTCGTAACGTTTACTTCTGATGATGGACTAGGTTTTAGCACAGGAGATTTACGTGGCGATGGAAATAGAGGTATTTCTTCAGCGACAGTAAATGCAAATGATGATTTAATTCTTACTCTTGCAGATAGTACAACTATTAATGCCGGAACAGTGGTAGGCCCGCAAGGGCCCACTGGTCCCACTGGTCCTACTGGCCCTACTGGGGCTACGGGACCTGCTGGAGCAGATGGTGCTGATGGAGTTGATGGAGCAGATGGTACTAATGGAACTGATGGCACCGGGTTTACTGGGGGCTCTTACGATATAAGTACAGGTACTGTAACATTTACTTCTGATGATGGACTAGGTTTTAGCACAGGAGATTTACGCGGCGTAAATGGAGTAGATGGTGCTGATGGTGCTGATGGTGCAAGTTCAATTGTATTTGATGTCGAGCCTACTTATACTAGTGGAACTCCTTCTGCTTTTTCTTTCTCAGGGGCAGGATTTCCCGTTGCAAGAACAAATCCTGATCTATATCTTCAAAAGGGTATAACATATTATTTTGATCCGGGTGATTTTGACAGTTTAAGTCCTATTACCAGTTCAGACGGCTGGGCCTTTTCTAGCAGTAACTATATTACTTCTGCGGATAGTATAAATGGTCAAACTTTTCCAGCCCAAGCGCATACAGATACACAGTTTGAAGGAAACTCACAAACTACAACTCAAGGTGTTTATGTATTTACAGCTGCAGGAGCGGGAAATTATGTAAGGCTTTATACAAAAACATACTTTCTGTTGTCTAGTAACTGGTATAGAAAAGCTTATACAGCTTCCCCTACTTTTAATGTAAAAGAAGGATATGTACTTACTTGGGAAAAAATCAATTCTTATCATGAAAGAACTAGTGAAAAAGAAGTACGCGCACAATTTTGGCTAGTAGATATAACAAATGGAGGCTTTTATCGAGCCTATCCTCAAAATAGCGAAGGATACTACATTGGCACGAGTAGTTCTGCTACTTCGTATAGTTATACTTTTACAACCACAGGACAGTATCGGTGGGTAGCTCTTTTAGGAGTACTTGACCTTGGAAATAATTCAGGAGATTCTACAGAAGTCTATGCAGATTTTGGAAATTTTGAACTAAGCAGTGGACATCCTTTATGGATTCAAAGTACTTCAGGGGCTTATGATGCGGCAAATGTTTTAGGGGCTACAGATGGAGTAACAAATAATGGAGCGGATAGAGATAGGGTTTCATTTACTGTACCTTTAGATGCTCCTTCTACTCTCTATTATGTGGACGAAAACCACTCCGCAATGGCAGGAACAATTTATACGAGTGATGCAGGGTCGGGCGGCAGTAGTTCTAGCATTACAGATGGAACTAGCACTTTAGATTTTGATTCTAATAATAACTTACGGTTAGATACTCATTTCCTTCCCTCAACCAGTGTAAGTTACGATTTAGGAAGTGCTACCCAAAAATGGAGATATTTGTACTTAGATAATAATACCATTTTTATGGGCGATCAAACTTTAAGCACAGATTCGTCAGGACAACTTGTTCTTGGCGAAACTATGGACTTTGGAGGTGAAGGCACAGGAGGAGTTGCTTATGTAGATTGGCAAACAGGAAATAAATTAGTTATACGAACTAATGGGCCTGGAGCTCCAACAGAATCTCCTTTTAATGAAAAATTTGCATCAATTAAAAAAGATGATTCTTTCGAGCTGCTAACTGGTGCCGCGATATCTGGTGAAACTGATGCCAACGGCAACTTCCCAGCAAATACAACATTGAAAGCAACTGGCGCTGCCACTTTTACAGCAGTAAGTTTTGCAGGAGATCCTAATTATTATTATGATTGGGAAATACCTGTTGATACAGTGCCCGGCTCAAATGTATATGTATATACTTTTAACTTAAAACGGTCTCCAATTTCGGAAGTCACCCAAATAATTAAAGCAGGCACAACTATAGATGCATCGGCTTTAACAGGGAATCTTCCTGCTTTAGGAATGTCAGGAAGCTTAATCCCGGATACAAATGCTCAATATGATTTAGGGTCTGCTGAATATAAGATAAGACATTTATACTTGTCAGATAATACAATTTACTCTGATAGTGGAAATATAAAAGTAGCTCAACACCAAGCAGGAGGGGCACCCAGCACCTCTACTCGACTCATCTCTACAGCAAAGTTGAAAGAAATTGCAGCGGCTTCTCCAGATTATGGGGCTTTTCAAGCAGCTATTGCAGCTCTTGAGGATAATTAAGGAGACTTAAATGGCAGCAGATTTCCCAGGTAGTCCTTCAAATGGCGATACTTATACATACAATGGAGTAACATATGTATATAATGCCGTAATAGGAGCATGGAGCATTGATCCCGGGACTGCAGGAGGGACATCCTCTTATGGAGAGATATTTATACTAAAAGTTCCTGCAGATGCTATATCTGGAGGAGTTCCTCTTACAGATTCTTTCTATACTTTTGATAGGGGTTTAAGTAGGGCTTCAAATTTTAATATTTTGACCGCAAAATTTGGAGATGGATATGAACAAAGAGCTATAGATGGAACAAACTCTAAAAGAGATATGTTTGGAGTATCTTTTTCTAATAGAACTAAAGAAGATATTAATCTTATAGCAAAGTTTCTAGATGTACATCAAGCAAAAAACTTTGATATAATTATTCCAGAGTATGATGGAAATCAAACTATAAAAGTAGTGTGTGAGGGATATAATATAAAATATTTGTACCATAGTTATCATTCTCTAACCGCAGAATTTAGACGAGTTTATGAACCATGAGTCAATTTGATTATTACATTGAGTTAAATAGTCCCGGGTATGTTCCCCCGACTACAGATGTATCTGATAACTACGCAATTATTGCAAAAGTCGGAGACACTATCAATGTACAAACAGAATACACAGGAACTGAAGGCGCTATTGTTAAAGAAATACGTTATGTACGTTCTCCTAACTCAGATCCTACAGCTAATGATCCAGATCCAGATCCTCCGTGGTTAGATCATAATGAGAAAGATAAAACTTGGACTTATACCAATTTTGATAATAATGATCATTATGCTAGGTGGTACTTTTTTACTGCTGCAACTACGGGAAATGAGTTAACTACTAAAGCGCAAGCTTCTGTTAGAATTTTATGGCTTCCTTCTACTCTTGGCTGGGATGGTAATTCTGCAGGAACTAGTATTCTTCAGGGAGCTAGTGGAACTATTAATATATCTGCCCCTACCAGTCTTGTTCCTTATGTAGCAGGTACTTGGACTCCTTATCATGTTTCTGATGCTCCTGTAGCTACTCCTGAAACTTTTCAGTGGAGAATTGTAAGTGGAGGCGGCTCAAATACTTTAATCGATCCTAGTTATTTTGTAAATACGAGCGGGCAAGTATCTATAACAAGCACTACTACTGCTGTACAAATTCAACCAACTGCATCGTGTCCTCCAGGAAGATATTTTCTAAAACTTCATCATTATAATACTACTCCGCAATTTGTTAATGGAACTGCTTCTGCCTCTACTACTGGGGGCTGGAATACTTTTATTGATGAAATTACTTTTGAGGTAGAAGAGTATGTACCCCCCAATGTTGCTGCAACTGGCACAGTTACAATTGATGGAAATCAAGTAGGATTTGGATATGAGTTTTCTCATACGGAAAATATTGCAGACAGTAACGGACTAGGTACTTTTGAATATCAATGGAATAGAAACGGCTACCCCATAACAGGAGCAAATGCAGCTACATATACAACAGTTGCTTATGACTTAGGAACTTCTTTATCTTTAACAATTAGTTTTACAGACGGAGATGGATACAGTGAGTTCATAACTAGTAATTCTCTAGCTATTTCAGCATTTCCACCCGGAGGAGGAGACGACGAAAATACCGGCGCACCCTCCATATATTCTCTAACATTAACTCCTGATATTTTAAATTATAATGACTTTTTAGTATATAAAAAGGATGTAATTAGGGTAATTTTAGAAAATGATCCAAATGATCCGTATAGAGTAATAGATGTTATAAGTACTACAAATGCAGATGTTTCTCCCTTAACGGGAACAACTATTACTTATTTTGATATCACTTTTCTTAACAGTACTGAAGAATCAACATTCGAAGTTGAATTTAGATCAAACTCTAATCCCACATTTAGCCCTTCTTCAAGCTATACTTGGACTATTAGTGGATATGTTCAAAAGGATGGCAGACTAAATTTAATAGAGGTAGTACAAGATCAGGATATTGGAGATAATTTTATTGAATTATTTGAAATTCAATTACCTTCAGGAAACATGGCATTTTTGTACAATGGATTCGACGAGAGCTCTTTAGACAATATATATTTTCCAGACTCCAAAGGATCTGTACTAAATGAATATGTAGCTATGCCTATAATGATAGAAGGTATAGATGTTAAAAGTAGCGGAGCTTCCTCAAGACCCACTTTAACTTTAGCAAATATACCTGGAATTGCAAGAACCGTTATGAATGACGGAGATGGTACAAGAGACGAAGAATTACTTATAAATATTTTAGAGTCTGAAGGTATTTTTAGTGCTCAAGATCTAGTAGGTAGCAAAGTAACATACAGAACTACACTATTAAAGTATACTTACAATGAAGGACAGCTGCCTGAACGCCCTACAGAATTTCCAAAAGCTTCCTATTATATAAATAGAGTAGCTCAAGAAACAGGACCTTTAATGGCTTTAGAACTTGCCAGTCCTTTAGATCTGGAAGGGTTTAAACTACCTAACAGGTATATTATTGGTAAATACTGTCCTTGGAAGTATCAGGGCTTTTTTGAAAATGGTCAAGGAGGGTGCACCTTTCCTTTAAATAGTAGAGGTAACTTATTTTTTGATGAAAATGATGAGTTAATAGTAGGTGCAGCAACATTTCCTGACTGGAGCCCAACAACATCCTATGTAGAGGGCGACAGAGTAAAAACTATTACTGGAGCAAGCGCAGTATATATTCCTACAACTTATAATAGTAAAGTAGTCAAAAATGCTAATGCTGGAGATTTTGATTTATATATTGCGTACAATAGAGACTGGATGGAAGCTGACGATGCGGCACAGATACTAGCAAAAATAAATAATTATTATTTAATACCTAGTACTTTAAATTCTCCAGGTCTTGTAACTAATGTTACACTTACTCCCGGGATGACCTCTGGTAATACTGTTTTATCATATGAATATAAAATTACATTTAGTCGTGCATTTCTTGGCCCGATACTAAAAGGTACTGAAATAAGTTTTACTGATGGTTATAATGGAGATGGATATATAAGAATTTGGGAGGCAACTAATCCGAGCAAGGGTAGAAATCCAAATACTCAAAAAGGCGTTTGGAAGAGAATAGATGTTTGTGGAAAACGAGTAAACTCTTGTAAAGTTCGGTTTCAAGCAACTAGTACCCCTGGAGTTTTAGACACTTATTTGCCTCTTCCTTTTGGCGGATTTATAGGAACAAATAAATTTAAATGATAGATGAAATACAAGAACATTTTGCAAAAGAATATCCTAAAGAAGGCTGCGGAATTATAGGAATTGTTGAAGGAAAAAAACAATGGTTTCCCTGTAAAAATATTGCTACAAATAATCAAGATTTTATAATGTGTTCAAAAGATTATTTAAATGTAATTAAAAAAGCAGATATTTTAGGAATAGTTCATAACCATATAAATACTAGTAATGAACCTAGTGAATCTGATATAAACGGATGTAACAGTACGGGAATACCTTACTATATTTTTGATTCGGAAATGAATTTAAATATAGTAGAACCAACCACAAAAGCATTTCCTTTAATAGGTAGAGAATATAAATTTGGAGTAATGGATTGTTTCGAAGCTATTAGAGACTATTTAAAAACTCAAAATATAGAAATCCCTCCTAGAGCTTTGTTTGAAGAAAATTGGTGGAAGAAAGAAGATTTAAATTATTTTACTGATGATATGGCAAAGCAATGGGGAGGAAAACGCGTAGATAAAAAAGAATTACAGATAAATGATGTATTAATTTTTCAAATGGAGTCAGATGTACCAAATCATTGCGGAGTTTATATAGGCAAGGATATGTTTTTTCACCATGCAGTACATCGTCTTTCTTGCCGAGAATCTTTGTTTCCAAGATGGGCCCCCACAATTGTAGGAGTTTATAGATATGATGCGTAAAATATATTTAGAAGGGGATATAGGCGAAAAGTTCGGAAAAGAATTTACTATGGACGTATCTTCTTTCCAAGATGTTGTTAAATGCCTTGATTGTAATTTTCCAGAGCTTCGTCCATATTTAATAGAATCTTCGGAAAAAGGTATAGAATTTGTTTGCGAAGTAGATGATACACCTATTACTGATGAGACCGAGCTTTTGCTTCACTATGATACAGGCGCAATGACAATTCGTGCTATACCAGCAGGTTCTGGAGGAGTTGTAAAAGCAATTGTAGGCTTCTTGATGGTAGCACTTTTATTCGTTCCAGGAATGCAGTTTTTAGGGGCGGCAGCAGGAAAAACATTATTTGCAACCGTTATGGCAGGAGGAGCTAGTGGATTAGCAATAGGTGCTGCTTTAGGACTTGCAGTTCTTGGGGGAGCACTTTTAATGCAGGGATTAACTGAAATGATGATGCCTGATCCTGCGACAGATAATGGTGGCGCATCAAAAGAGGATACTTATCTTTTTCAGGGGTCGGGACAAGTAATTGCTGAAGGAGATCCTGTCCCGGTGCTTTACGGGCAGTTAAGAATATCAGGGAGGCCAATTAGTTTTCAAACTGCTAATGCAGCTGCTGTATTTGTTCATAGAGACCCTTTAAACGCTGCCACACCAAATACCGATAATACAAATGAGGAAGGCACAGATAATTATAACGGAAATACAGATGGCGGCAATGGCGGAGGAACTGATGGAGGGGGTGATGGTGGAGATACTCAACCGACCCGTCCACCCAGTGGGCCTGATTTGGACCGAAGTATTATTCCAAGATTTGAGTATTAAGTAAAGGAGTAAATTTATGCCAGATGGTATCGGGGGTGCGAATTACCTATTTAATTTAGGTATTGGCGGACCAAATAATTCAGGTAATGTAAATCAAACAGAAAGAGTATTTACTCAAACTGGGTCAGGCACAGTAATACAAAATATTTCTATTACTGATGCTATATGTGAAGGCCCAGTAGCAGGTTTGGTAAATGGAACAGGGTCTATTTATTTTGATGATGTTCCTGTAAAAGATGCAAAATATTTAGGATATATTCCTCCCCAAGGAGTATTAGGCTCCGCTATAGATCCTAGTACTAGAATTGCATTTTCTGGTAAAAATGGAACTTTATCAAGTGGGAGTACGCTACCAGATTATATGATTGATACCAGTACCGGAGATTACTATGCAACCGGAAAAAGTATAATTTTATTTGATTATTTATTCGTAGATGACTTAGATATTACATCTACTGTAAGAGATGCAAATAATCAAGTAAGAATTACAGCTGATGCAGCAAATAATTTAAGCGGAGATATACAAAGGTGGATTACCTTAAATGATGAAAATTCGCGCGCCTTTTTAGTAGCAGCAGATGCTGGTAGTGTTATGGGGGGCCAGACTGTATATGCTATTGCAAATACTATTATATTTGAACCAAAAAATCCTTATGTTGCCATTTACCCCCAAAAGTATAAACTATTTATTGCTAAAAAGTTTGCTCTTGCTAGTATTCCTAACAACAAAAGTGTTGTAACCGAAAACGAACCACAACCAGGAAATTATATATTTTCAATTACAAGCTCTCTTCAGTTTAATTTCGAAGAAGAATCCCAGATAGAATTACCAGATGAAGTTACTGTAGACGATGCACCAAATTATTTATTGCCCGACGAAAAAGACGCTTGGGTAGACTACTATAATCGACAGTCTGGAGGCTGGAGAACTGCGGGTAATTTTTTAAAAGTAGAAGGGCTTTATTCGCAAGAACGTAGGGGCTATTTGATACAAGAGCCTTTATCAGAAGTAGGCACTGTAGGGGCGGCCGTAGTTACAGAAGGAAATTTAGGAGGAATTACCACAGACTTAAAAATATTAGCCCCAGATCCTAATAATCCTACTCTTTCAGACTACGGCAAAAATACCAATGAATCAATAACAATTTTTGATATACACGGGCTTCCTAATATCGATCCAGAAAATGGATATGTAAATAGAACAGGGTTAGGTCAGCTGGAGTTAAACGCACATACTGTAAATAATCCTACAGATATTCCATCAAGTGCTTTTGCAAATAATGCAAAAATAAACGAAATGGATCAAATTTCTTTAATGATTACCTACCCTCAAGGATTACATACAATGAATCAAGAGGATGGAAGTCTATTGACTTGTTATGCTATATACAAATTTAGAATAAAATTTACAACAAATGGAATTACAGGACCTTGGGTTGATTTATTTGGAAATTCTGTTAGACATTGGGGAAGAACAAGAGCAGGAATTTCTTATGAACATATTATAGACTTAGAAAGTTTCAGACCTTTTGATACTTTTGTACTACAAGTAGCTAGACAAACTAGAAGTGCAGGGCTACCTGTTTACTCAACTGGAAGATCGGCAGGCAGTGAAGATGATAAGACAGACTATTATACGGTTGCAGAATCGGTAATTAGTAAAATTCAATGTGTCATAAAAGATAAATTCACCTACCCATACACAGCACTAGTAAATACAATTTTTAATTCTAAACAGTATAATAAAGCTCCCAGAAGAACTTATGAAATGCGCGGAATGTTAGTAAAAATTCCCGAATCTTACACTCCTCGGGAGTACTCTCATACGGGCAAAGCCGAGTATGAAAATTTTTGGGGAGGAAACTTTAAAAAAGTTTTACACTATACTGATAATCCTGCTTGGTGTTTTTATGATATAGTAACAAATAATAGGTATGGTGCCGGACAGTACATTTCTGAGTTTGATATCGATAAGTACTCTTTATATAGAATTGCTAGATATTGTGATGAGCTAGTAGGTACAGGTAAAATTGCAGGTTTTACTAGTTTTAAAACAGGAGAGTTTTATAGAATTAAAACAACAGGAGCAATACCTTGGACAGACATAGGAGCTCCTGATGGAAATGTGGGAACAGAATTTAGGTACATACGTCCTACAGATAGCGCTCCTTCTGATATGGAAGGAACGGCAGAATTATTAGAACCTCGGTATAGAATGAATGTACTTCTTACTAAGCCGATCGAAATTTATAAAGTATTGAAAGATATGGCAACCAATTTTGCCTCTATAATTTATTGGCTAGACGGTCAAATAAGTTTAGTACAAGATGTTCCTTCTGATCCCGTTTATAACTTTACAAAAGCTAATGTTATTGATGGGCGTTTTGCGTATGAAGGAACTCCTGAGAATACAAAATTTAATCAAATAATTGTAACTTGGAATGACCCTGCTGCAAACTATGAGCTAGTCCCTCTACTTATAGAAGACAAATCAGATATTGCAAAAACTGGACAAATTAGGACAAAAGAAGTAGTAGCCTTTGGTTGTACTTCTGAAAGTCAAGCAATACGAATGGGAAAGTGGAAACTATGGACGGCACAGAATCAAAGAGAAGTCGTTACATTTAAGACGTCTTTTGGTAGTGCTTTCATAAGGCCAGGGGACGTAATAACAGTACAAGATGGAGATCGATATGGAATTTCGTATGGCGGAAGACTTAGTAGTGGAGGGACTCTTAATTCTTTAGTTTTAGACAGAGAGATAACTTTTAATTCTACAAGTGACTATGAAATGTACCTAGTAATTACAGAGCCCGCGGCTTTTTATACCGGAGCTCAATCAATTGCTATAAATGGAACAACTTATAATACTAACGATAGAATACCAGAAGCTTATGTTTTTAATGGCAAAGACTATATTTTAACAAGTCTAGATAGTGAGAGTAAAGCTTCAAATGCATTTTCTAGTTCTGCTGGAGATACATTACTTCAAATGTCTTGGCATTCTGCAACTTATGTGCAAAAAGTAGATATAACTAACCCCGGGACAGTTACAACATCGTCCATTAACTTAGCTAGTAGTTTAGATAAGGTTCCTCGAGCAAATTTAATTTGGTCTATACGAGAAATAAATTCAGACGGGGCCGAAATATTAGGGTCAGCAAAAACGTATAAAGTTTTAGATATAGCAAAAGAATCTAAAAATATATTTGCTGTAACGGCCGTGGAGCACTATAATCAAAAATTCGGAGAAATAGAAAAAGAATATGACTTAGGAGCTATACCCCCTAGTGCTTATGCAGAAAAAGAGCCTGATGTCATTCCTTCAGTTAAAAATCTGCACGCCTCATTTGAAGGCCCTCAAGCTACTCCATTCTCTGAAATTTTATTATCGTGGGATAGACCAGAAAATGACGAATGGATTAGTCATTTTGAAATAGTACATACTGCAGATACAGTAGTGTCTCCTGTAACCACCACAGAAAAGTCAATAAACTTTCCAGGATTTGATTAATGTCAGAAGAAATTACATTTAAAGTAAGAAGTGTTTCTCATAAAGGAAACTATTCTGAATTTAAAACAGTACGGATAAATAGAGATGGGCAAAAGTTTACTCTTATAGGCCCTCGTATTCATGATGGTATGCCCAAAGGTGCATATGCTAGTTTTAATGCAGATACAGTCAATTCCTTTAGAGCCGATGAAACTCAAAGTACAGAGGAAGGAGCAGGAGATCCTGTATCTAGTAGGTATAGGGGTTTAATAAATTGGCCTTTCTTAAGAGATTTAGTAGCAGAGTTATATCCTGACGGCTGGACTTATGAAGGAACCGTTTTAAATCCTCAACCTACAGAAGATTTTGACGAATTTGATTACACTTTTGAAAGCTATCCTGTTAATATATCTTCAATAGTAAATCCTCAAAATGCAATCACAGTATCAGAGCCTCAAGTAGTAAACTTAGATGGAGTAGTTCCTGACGAGACACGCGAACTTTATATACTATTTCAAGCGCAGTATAGAACCATTCATTTAGTGGAGTGGGACAAACATGCAATGCCAACATTACCGTTTTGGAGATTTATGGGGGATGGCACGCGTGCTATGGATCATAGCAGTAATTGGCTTAGCATTGGAAATGTTGCGGTATCAACTGACGGTATAATGACAGGTTCAGGGTTTAGACAATCTCTTAAAGTTAATGATACTGTAACTTTTCCTGTAGGCTCTATTAATGACGAATACTTAGGATTAGGGGCCAAAGTAATAGAAATTAACAGTGATACCCAAGTTACTTTAGATCGTTCTTTTGAAACCGAACTTCAAGTTCAAGCAGCTTATAGAGCTGTTTATCGTCCTAACTATTCTAATGACGCTGTTCTTGCACAAGTTCTTAGAGGTCCTGATGGGCCACCTTACGTATTAAACTTTATACTAAATCGTTCCTTTATAGGCGCTGTTTCTAATTTAAATCCTCAGCAGCAAGCAGAAACAGGAACAAGTGATGGAATTACAATAAATGGTCCAAATGCCGGAATTGACGTAGCTGGAGGAAGTATTCGTGGGGGAATGACTGATTACGGTGTTGGTACCGGTTTTTGGTTCGGCGTAGATCCTACAGACGGTTTACATAAAGTAGCTATAGGAGATCCAGCAGCAGGAGACTTTATAACTTACGATGGTACAGACATTAATTCTAAAATGAATAATTTAGAATTAAGAGGCTGGCTAAGAGGTCCTGCTAACTTTGTAATTGACCCAGCAGTTCATGGAGACGATACGGGTACTGTAATTATTGCAGGAAATTTACAAGTAGATGGTACTACAACAGAAGTAAATAGTACTATTATGACTGTAGACGATAAAAATATAGTTCTTGCAGATGGTGCAGGAAATGCTGCAGCAGCACAAGGAGGAGGTATTACTCTTGACGGAGCTTTTGCAGCAATTCAATATAATATTGCTTCTTCTTTACCAGATGGATCTGGAGGTACGGGGCCTGCATGGGAATCTAATATTCAATGGACAGTTGCTGATGGTCTATCTGTTTATGGCTCTACTCATTTAAGAGAAAATGTTTTACTTGGAACTTCTTCTACCGATGTAGTTACTTTTAATGCGGAAATTGAAGAAAATTTAATTCCTACTACAGCAAATAGTTATGATATTGGTAGTTCAGCTAAAAGATGGGGAGAATTATTTGCAAACGCCGCAGATATAGGAACAGGAGGACTGAAAGTAGCAGGAGGTTCTAGCACTCAAATTTTACAGCATGATGGTACAAAATTAAGCTATATTGATTATACGTTAGAAAGTTTAACAAATGTTTCTACTGGGGCTACCGCGAATAAACTTTTAAAATATGATGGTACAAATTGGGGTCCTGGAACAGTAGCATTTTCTGACTTAACTAATACTCCCACAACTTTAGCAGGTTATGGGATTACCGATGCTGCTACCGCAGCTCAAGGAGCAAAAGCAGATTCCGCAGTACAGCCGGGGGATAATGTTTCTGTTCTAGCTAATGATGCAAACTATGTTACTTCGACCAGCCTTCATGCAGTAGCCACAAGTGGTAATTATAGTGATTTAAATGGTACTCCAAATCTTCATGCAGTAGCAACATCAGGCTCTTATAATGATTTAATTAATAAACCAAGCATACCGACAAAAACTAGTGATTTAACAAATGACTCTGGGTTTATTACAAGTGCACAAATACCTAGTGATGTTAGTGATCTAACTGATACTACTAATTTGCTTTTTTCAGGCAACTATAATGATTTAAGTAATAAACCAACTATACCTACAAAAACTAGTGACTTAACTAATGATTCAGGATTTTTAACTTCAGGGAGTTTTGCAACTGTAGCTACTACAGGTAATTATAATGATTTAAGTAATTTACCAAGTATACCTACAAATAATAATCAATTAACAAATGGTGCGGGGTACCTTACAGATGTATATACAATTAATGGAAATTCTATAATAGGAACAGGTAACTTAAATGTACAGGCTACTCTTGACGTCGCAGGACTTACTGATGTAACAATAACAAGTATTCAGTCCGGTAGTTACCTTTTCTACCAAGGGCCCACAGGAGGCTGGGTAAATGCACAGCCAAGTATAGCTACCTTTAATGATGTAGCATATAGCCCTAACCCTCCAGCGACAGATAATGAATTACTGCTTTGGGATACTACAGCCGGAGAGTGGCAAAATAAAGCTTTTAGTACTTTTAACTTAGGAGATCTAGGGGATGTTAGTAGTAATGTTCCTTTTTCTTCTGACTCTGTTTTAAAATGGGATGCCACAAATAGTGAGTGGGAACCTCAAATGCTTTATCTATTTAACTTAGCAGATACGGCAGTAGGAGGTAGATCAAATGGCGATGTATTAACTTGGAGGTCTATAGACAGCAAATGGGTGGCTCAAGCTCCCGGCACCAGCATAACATTAGGTAGTTTAAGTAATGTAGACTCCGCTGTAGATACCGGTGGTACCTACCACGTTTTATCTTGGGACGGTAATGAGTGGCATTCTCGCCACCTTCCCTTTTATCATATAGATATCTCATCAAATGATTTTAGAAATGAAGTAGACAGTGTGCTGCCTTATGGACTAAATACCTCTAGTGCAACATCTGGACAAATTTTAGCTTGGGATGGAACTACTAGCGACTTTACTTGGGTAAATCAAGCAAGTGCAGGACAAACTCTTGCTGGACTAACAGATGTAAATATTCTTGGTGCAACTCAAGGGGATGTTCTTGTTTACGATAGCGGAAACAGTGCTTTTGAAAACGTTCCGCAATCGGATCTGGATGTAGTAGAATCTGGAACTTGGACTTGTACTATCGCGGGAAATTCTGGAGGAACTCAATACTACGTAAAAACAGGAAAGTTGGTTCATGTTAGTGTGTCTGCATTTAATATAGGTACTAGTACAGCTGGTGCCATTCCAATAACAGGGCTACCCTTTGCTATAGGTAGATCCGGCACTGCTCCTGTAAGAATAACGAATTCTGCTACTAGTGTTTCTGGGGCAAGTATTTATGTAACCGCTATAGCGGGGACAAGCACTTTATATTTAGAGTATAATACCGCATCGGGGTCTCCAACAGCCGTACCAGGATCTATGCTAGGAACCAATACTGGTTTATCATTTGGAATAGCTTATCAAACGACATAAGGAGAGTAAAAAATGGCGTTAACTAAACAGACAGTGGTTGATAGAATAGAGATTGTAGAAACTCAAGATGAGTCCTTTAATACTATAGTCGCTGTTCAAGTAAGAGAAAAAACAAAAATTTTAGAAGATGGTAATTTACTTTCTTCTTCTTTTCATCGTTATGTAATTTATGCCGAGGATGATTATTCTCAACGAGATGAAAAAGTACGTGCTGTATGCGACATTGCATTTTCTTAACTACTAATACCCTTACAAAAAATATATCTTGACAAGGCAGGTATGCTTTGTTATAATCATACCATAGAATATTTAAAAAAAGCCTTCTTAAATAAGAAGTTAGCGCCCTTCCAATGAATAGATTAGTGACACTTGTTAAAAACGATACAGGACCTGATTTAACTGTAGTTATTGTTAAAAATGAAAACAATGACAGGTTTGTCACTGATTCTGCTAATGTATTTTTAAATATTCGACGAAAAGATACTCCTACTGCAATTGTGAGTGTTGCGGCAGACGAATTTAAATCTACAGATACTCAAGGCCAATATGTTTTTAATTTGAAGCCTTTTTTAACTCATGCCGATGTAGACGATGATTTTTATGAAGCAGAGGTAGAGTTTATTGTACCCGCAGGCGTCGATGAGAGTAATAATCCTTTGACAGAAGTTTATACAACTTTTGAACAAATTACTATACAGGTGCGGGATGATTATACATGAGCGGAAAGTTTCGCATAGATTCTTTAATAGAGAACTCTTTATTAATAGCAGATACTAGCGATACTGCTATAGAAATCGATGCTGCTTCGGTATCTCTTCTATCTTTTTTAGATGTAAGAATTACTCACGAACAGCTTTTACGATTTTTTCTCTTGGATGAAGTATTTCAAGAGGATGTTTTTGCAAAAATTGTACACTATAGACGAAAGTTCAATGAAGTATTAATTACTCCTGAGTTAGTATCTAAGCAGCCAGCTCTTAGTGAAGATGAAGAGCTACTTACTGTAGAAAAGTTTGATTATTTTCACCTTCGTAGACGACTGCCGCAAGAAAACATACTGTTTTCAGATTCTATAGTTACTCCTAAAGTTAAAACAAAAAATGAACTTTTGTTTACAAGCGATCGGGTGTCCAAAAGACTGCCTGACATAACAGCTCGACACGCTACTAAGGATGAAAAATCAGATTTTGATTTTATTGTAGAGTTTTTTGACGAACAAATAGACTTTATTTTAATAAGAAATCGTCCTCAATTTGATGCAGCAAGAGTATTAGAAGTTCCAAATATCTATAGGTATACTAATCCAAGAGATTTAGTATTTTTAGAAGATTCTATTAAACGCGTCCAAGCTATTACAGCTCCTCATGAGACGCAGTTAGTAGACCCTTTTGGTGATGGTAGTGTACCTCAAAAGCCGGGCTTCGATCACATTGTAGA